GGAGTGATTGATGATCGTTCGTTGTTGGGGTGAAGTTGACGGCGAACGCATCGATTTTTCTCCTATCATGGACAGGCCGGGTCACTGGGAGGGTTATATCTCTTGGCGACCCGGACCTCTTGATATCGAGATATGGGCGGAAAACGATCGTGGCGCCAAAGGTCATATTCAGTGTCAGGTGCAGATTCGATATTTCGAGAAATCGGATACAGTCGTTCGAATCGTTCTTTGCCCATATCATATTCGACTTTTTGCCGAAGGATACCGAGGGGAATTGCCGATGAAATCAGTGAGTTTTGATTTCGGAGAGAAGAAGAAGGTTCTTCTCGATATTCGAAGCACCAATAATACGCCGTTCGAGATCACTAACGCCTCGTGGAGTCTTCTATGCGGAGACGAGGAAGAATCCCATGGTGATTGTGAGATCAATTACATCAGGAAATACGAGTATGAGCTCTCGTCGTTGATACAACCGATGCGACCGAGATGCCTCTATCTCCTGAAGGTGGAATACGATATTTTGGATGAGCATTTCATCGAGTATGTGAAAGTGAGGGTTGGTCCGAATGAGTAGCATACTGAATGACGTAAAGAAAGTCATCGGCATCGATAAGGATTATAACGATTTCGATTCGGATCTGATCATGTTCATCAATTCCGCATTTTTCAATCTTCGTCAGTTGGGCGTCGGTCCCAAAGAGGGATATTCCATCTCCGGAGAGAAGAACGACTGGTCGGAATTCACTGCTGATGAATCGTTACTGACTGGAGTGAAACCGTATATTCAGCAAAAGGTTCGTCTTCAGTTCGATCCACCGACCAATTCGTTCCTTGAACAATCGATCCGGAAGAACATCGAGGAGTATGAATGGCGTCTCAACATCCAAGGGGAAGGAGGTTTCAATGAATGAGCTCTATCACTTCGGCGTCAAAGGCATGAAGTGGGGTGTCCGCAAGGATCGTAAGCGATCGGTAAGTTCCAAGCGTTCCCGATCGGACAACGAGGATTACACGGAGAGTCGAGACCTTCTCAAGAAGTCCCCGAACAAGCTGTCCAATGCCGAGCTCCGCAAGATCAACGAACGACTCAATCTCGAACAGCAGTATTCGAATCTGACGACAACTCAGAAGCAGAAAGGCAATCGGTTTGTCGACAAGGTTGGCAACCAGATGAAGCAGACCGCGGCCAACGAGGTGTCGAAGCAGTTGATGAATGTGGGGAAGATTATCCTCGGAGCCGGAATCGCCTATGCGGCCAACAGGGCCCGTGGGAACGGACAGTCATATTCATTCAACTTCGCTCGCAGGCAGATCGGTCGGTGATGCCTAATGAATGTCGTTACCGATGCATTGGCACACGCATGGAACGCGTTCGTCAATCCGTCCTCCGATTTCCAGTTGTCCGTCGGATATTCCTCGGCGCGTCGTCCTGATACGCGGGTCTTCACCCGAGGCGTCGACCGATCGATCATATCCTCGCTGTACAATCGCATCGCCATCGATGTGAGCGCCATCGAGATCCGGCATTGCCGTATTGACAAGATGACGCAGCAATATCTGGAGACGATCGACGACGGGCTCAATCAGTGTCTGAACATCGAGGCCAATATCGACCAATCAGGCCGTGATTTCATCATGGATGTCGTGATGACCATGTGCGATGACGGGGCCGCGGCCCTGGTGCCGATTGACACCACGGTGAATCCGATGAATTCGAATTCGTTCGATATTCAGACCATGCGCGTCGGTCGTGTTGTTGAATGGTATCCTCGGGCCGTTAAACTTTCGGTCTATAATGATGCTCCGAACGCCGGCCAGCGCGAAGAGATCGTCATGCCGAAGTGCAAGGTGGCGATCGTCCAGAACCCGCTCTATCAGGTGATGAACGAGCCGAACTCTACCTTGCAGCGTCTGATCCGAAAGCTCAATCAGCTCGATACCATTGACGACAAGGCCGCGTCCGGCAAACTCGATCTTATCATCCAGTTCCCGTACCAGATCCGCACGGAGGAGAAGAAGCGACAGGCCGAACTCCGCCGTCAGCAGCTGGAGGATCAGCTCAAGGATTCCGCCTATGGCGTTGCGTACACCGACAGTGCCGAGAAGATTACCCAGCTCAATCGGAGTCTGGATAATCACATGCTTCAGCAGATCCAGAATCTGACGACCCAGCTCTACGGTCAGCTCGGCCTTTCCGAGGCCGTGGTGAACGGCACCGCCTCTCAGGAGGAGATGCTCAATTACCATAACCGCACCTTGGAGCCGATGATCTCAGCCATCTGCGATGCACTGAAGCGAACCTTTCTGACCAAAACCGCTCGAAGTCAAGGACAGAGCATCGAGTTCTTCCGTGATCCGTTCAGGTTGGTTCCGGTCGCCGATCTGGCGAACATCGCCGCGGCATTCACGTCCAACGAGATCATGTCGTCGAACGAGTTCCGTTCGATCCTTGGTTTCGCCCGTTCCGAAGAACCTCAGGCGGATCAGTTGCGCAACGCCAACATCAACCCGCTCGGCACCGACGTGACCGCACAGCAGCCGGAATCCACAGAAGAACCAACCCAAGATTCAGCACAGCCTTCCATTCAGGATGTGCTGAACACCCCAATGGAAGGAGACAGTCAAAATGGGGTATGATTTCAGTGGTTACGCCACGCGGAACAACATCCGTTGCTCCGACGGGCGAACTATTCTGAAGGACGCCTTCGCCGATCAGGACGGTCAGAAGGTGCCGCTGGTCTACCAGCACAACCATAGCGACATCGATAACGTGCTCGGCCATGCCGTACTGGAGAACCGTGAGGATGGCGTCTACTGCTATGGTACGTTCAACAGCACGCCGATGGGTCGCGACGCCAAAGAGCTCGTCAAGCACGGTGACATCACTGCACTGTCGATCTACGCGAACCATCTGACCGAACACAACAAGAACGTCATGCACGGTAACATCCGCGAGGTGAGTCTAGTCCTTGCCGGCGCCAATCCCGGCGCCTACATCGACAATGTCACACTTCAGCATTCGGACGGAACTCAGGATCTTCTGGATGACGAGGCCGTGATCTACTCCGGCGAGGAGATCGTGCTTGAGCATGGCGATGAGGAAAGCGAGGATGACATGCAGCATGCCGACGATTCCAAAACGTCGACCGCCAAGACTGAGGACGATTCGTCCGAGAAAGCGTCGGACAAAACGGTCCAGCAGGTCTGGGACACTTTTACCGACAAGCAGAAGGACGCTGTATATGCTCTTATCGGCGCGGCCATTGGTGGTGCCGAGGAGAGCGTTGCACAGTCCGATATTTCGCATGCCGATGACGAGTCTGACGATTCGTCTTCCGGCGAGACCGTTCAGGATGTCTTCGACACGCTGAACGAGGAACAGAAGAATGTCGCCTATGCTCTGATCGGCCTCGCCGTGGAGCAGGGTGATTCCGACACTGAGGACAGTGACGGAGAGAACAACAATAGCGCCTCCCATTCGGAGGAAGAAGGAGATATTATGCATATGAACGCCTTCGAACAGGCCGGTGCCGAGGATGAAGCTCCGGTCCTGTCCCACGACGACATGAAGGAATTCCTTACCGAGGCCAAGGACTACGGCTCGTTCCGTGATTATTCCGAGAAGTGGATGCAGCACACTGGCCAGAACTATGGCATCGAGAACATCGAAGTGCTCTTCCCGGATGCACGTCAGGTCGGCGACGAGCCGTACCTGTACAAGCGCGACACCGACTGGGTCGATGTCGTGCTCAATGGCACCCGTCACACCCCGTTCACTCGTATTAAGACCTCGTACGCTGATCTCACCGAGGACGAGGCCCGTGCCAAGGGCTTCACGCTTGATCGTAACAAGAACAAGCGTAAGATGGATGAGGTGTTCAAGGTCTACAAGCGTGTGACCACCCCGCAGACCATCTATAAGAAGCAGCGTCTCGATCGTGATGACGAGATCGACATCACCGATTTCAATGTGGTCAACTTCCTGTGGAACGAGATGAAGGTCATGATCCGTGAGGAGATGGCCCGCGATATTCTGATCGGCGACGGTCGCTCCGCCTCCGTTGAGGATCATGTCAACACCGAGAACGTCCGTCCGATCGTCGGTGATGATGATCTGTACGTCATCTACAACGATGGTGCCAATCCGGCCACCGACCCGACCGCGTTCGTCGATCGCGCCCGAAAGGCCAAGGTCGGTTATATGGGCTCCGGCATGCCGACCCTGTTCCTGTCCCCGAGCCTGCACGGCGAATTGATGGTGCAGCGCGATAAGGTTGGTCGTCGCCTGTATGACACCGATGCATCGCTGGCGGCCGCTATGGGCGTTTCCGCCATTGTTGAGGTCCCGGTTCTTGAGGGCTTTGAGATTACCGATGAGAGCAAGGTTGTTGATGGCGTGATGGTGAATCTGCGCGATTACACCATTGGCACCGATCGTGGCGGCGAGCTGACCCAGTTCTCCGATTTCGATATCGACTACAACCAGCATAAGTACCTCATCGAGGCCCGCCTGTCCGGTGCATTGACCATGCCGAAGTCTGCCGTCGTGCTCACCCACCCAAAAGCGTGAGCCCGTCGGGTCCGACCGTTCTGGTCGAGCCGATGACGGGCACCGAGACCGCCTATGAGAAGAGGGTCTCCGATCTTCAGGATGACGTTGTCATTAACACCAATCGGAAGATCGATGGCACGCTCCATTACGTGACCGGATATACCGGATTCAATAGCTCCGAGCCAACCGAGCAGGAAGGTAATTACCTTGCACTTGATTTCTCGGACAATTGGCTTGGCGATACCGATCCAACGACGTTCACGGTCGAGCTCAAGGGCGGGGCCAAGGGACCGGTGACACTGACGGATGGTGATGCCTTCTGCGTCTTCCGCGTGACCAATCCTAACACTCAGAGCATCGAGGTGGTATCCACCGATTCCACCGGAACGACCACGGTCAGGTATTCTCTGAAGGGTCTTACCTTGGAACCGAAGGCCTGAGATCGCCATGACGAGGTTCTGCGGGAAGATCGGATTCGGTATAACTGGAGAAACCTCGCCGGGCGTTTACGAAGATCGGATCTATGAACAGTTATATTTTGGTGACGTCACGAGGAACTCGAGACGACTCGAGGTCTCGGACGCCATCAATCCGAACATTACCGTGAACAATCAGATCTCGATCCTCGCGGACGCGTATGCCTGCGACCATTTCTTCGATATGAAGTACGTATGGTGGATGGGGACGCGCTGGACTATTTCCGAAGTGGAAGTCCGCCGTCCCCGTCTTATCCTTACCCTTGGGGGAGTGTATAACGATGGGCACGAGGCTACAGCTCCATGATATTTTAACCGATATCATGGCCGAAATCGATCCAGCATATGCTAACGGCCATGTATATTTTCAGCCGCCTTCGACAATTTACATGAATTATCCATGTATTGTCTATGAACGCAATACGGGTGATACTCAGTTCGCTGATAACTATCCGTATATTTTCAAGCTTCGGTATCAGATTACCGTAATCGATAAGAATCCGGATAGTTTGATTCCGAGCAAGGTTGCCGCATTGCCGTTATGCACAATGGATCGGCATTTCGTCAGCGACAATCTTCATCATGATGTATTCAATTGCTATTTTTAAGGAGCTAGAATGGTAGCACTTACTTGGGATGATACCGGCAAGCGCCAGTATGAGATGGGTACGGACCATGGCGTATTGTACCCGATGACGACCGGTGGCGCTTATGGCGCCGGCGCGGCTTGGAACGGCCTGACCGCCGTCACCGAGTCCCCTGATGGCGCCGAGGCGAACGACATGTACGCCGATAACATCAAGTACGCCTCGCTGCGTTCCGCCGAGACCTTTGGTGCGACGATCGAGGCCTATACCTTCCCGGATGAGTTCATTCCGTGCGATGGTGGCGCCGAGGTCACCGATGGCGTGGTCTTCGGCCAGCAGTCGCGATCCAAGTTCGGTTTCTCGTACCGTACGCAGATCGGCAACGACGTCAGCCAGGACGCCGGCTACAAGCTGCATCTGGTGTACGGCGCCACCGCCTCCCCGTCGGAGAAGTCGTATGAGACCATCAACGATTCTCCGGAGGGCATGACCTTCAGCTGGGAGATCGACACCGATCCGGTCACCGTGGAAGGCCATCCGGAACTCAAGCCGGTGGCGTCGATCACCATCGATTCGACCAAGGTCGATAAGGGTAAGCTCGCCGCGCTTGAGAAGAAGCTGTATGGCGACACTACCGGCGAGCCGACCCTGCCCCTTCCGGGTGAGGTCTATACCATGATGTGGACAGAGTTGTAACGGAAGTGAGATGTGCGAATGCTCGAATTGACGGTTGAAGGTGAACTCTACGACGAGTCGGAGAACGAATTCATCACTGTAGAACCGCGAATCGTTCGATTCGAGCATTCGCTTCTTTCCGTTTCAAAATGGGAGTCGATTTGGAGAAAACCGTTCCTTGACGACGAACCCAAAAGCATCAAGGAAACGCGGTCATATTTTCGTTGTATGGCGATCGATGATATTTCGGACACCGAACTCGATCTGATCATGCTCAATCATTTTTCCGAACTTAATCATTACATCGAATCGTCGCAAACGGCAACCACGATCAATCACATGTCCAAAGGGCGTCGTTCATCATCCAAGGTGACGTCCGAACTTATCTATTATTGGATGTTTTCCGCTGGAATACCCGCGCAACCATGCGAGACGTGGCATCTCAGCCGTCTTATCACACTGATCGAGATATTCGGCGTCAAGAACTCGCCGAAAAAGAAGATGTCAAAGTCTGATGTTTCGAAAATGTACAGGGAGATGAATGCCCGACGTCGAGCAGAGACTGGGAGCAAGGGATGAAAGGAGTACTCATGGCATTGAATGGTATTGATATTGCCAGCTATCAGGCTGGTCTTGATTTTTCTAAGGTTCCTTGTGATTTCGCCATCATCAAGGCGACTCAGGGTACCGGTTACACCAACCCGGATTGTGTCCGAGCGGTTGAACAGGCCATGTCTCTCGGTAAGGGAGTTGGCGTCTATCATTATATTTCCGGTGGCAATGCAGTCGCCGAAGCAAATTTCTTCATTAATTCGATCCTTAACTGGATCGGCAAGGTGATGATCTGTCTTGACTGGGAACTCGACCAGAATTCGGCATGGGGCGATGAGTCCTATCTCGAGCAGGTAATCAATCAGGTTATCGCACGAACCGGCGTTCCTCCGATGATCTATGCGCCGGCATCCCGTTACAATCAGGTCGCTGAGGTCGCTAAACGTCATAACTGCGGACTGTGGATCGCCCAGTACGCCGATATGAATCCAACCGGGTATCAGAATATACCATGGAACGAAGGCGCTTATACCTGCGCCATCCGTCAGTATTCGGGCTCTGGTCGATTGAACGGTTGGAATGGCGATCTTGATCTTGATAAGTTCTACGGCTCGTTGGACGACTTCCGGAAGTATTACGGCAGCTCGTCGAGCGCTCCGTCCAAGCCATCGACTTCGGGTCCGTCCGGCACCACGCTTCAGCTGGCGACGTGGACGATGGAAGGTCTTTATGGCAATGGTGCGGATCGTAAGAAGAATCTCGGATCCCGATACGATGAGGTGCAGAACTTCATCAACCACATCGCCTCCGCCGATGTCAACACGCTCGTCGATGAGGTCTATGCCGGTATGTATGGCGACGGCTTGACTCGTCAGACCGTGCTCGGCTCCCGCTATGACGAGGTCCAGGGTGCGATCAACGCCAACTCCGCGCAGTATTACACGGTACAGTCCGGCGACTACCTGGGTAAGATCGCCATTCAGTTCGGCACAACGGTGGCTCAGCTCCAGGCGTGGAACAACATCGCCAATCCCGATCTCATCTACGCCGGTCAAACCATTCGAGTCAAGTAGGTCAAAATGAGGGTGAATTTCGAAGTGTCTGGCGGTTTCACGAAGACCGAGCGGTTTCTCAACCGCATGAAGCGTCGTGAATACCTGAACGTGCTCGATGAGTTCGGCCGTGACGGCGTTCAGGCACTTCGAAACGCCACCCCGGTCGATTCCGGTGCCACGGCCGAGGCGTGGGATTACGAGATCAAACGCACCCGTAATTACACCGAGATCGTCTGGACCAATTCCAATATCAACGACGGCGTACCGATTGCCGTCATCCTCCAGTACGGTCACGGCACCGGTACCGGAGGCTATGTTCAGGGTCGTGATTATATTAATCCGGCGATCCGACCCGTATTCGATAAGATAGTCGAGAAGGCTTGGAAGGTGGTGACTTCTGCATGAGCAGCATCGACGAACGCGTCGTAAAGATGCGTCTTGATAACAGCCAGTTCGAGCAGGGTATCAACAAGACCTCCGGTCTTCTCAGCAAACTTAAGCAGGCATTAAACCTCGACAAGTCGGTCGAATCGATCAACAACGTCGATAAGGCCGTAAGCGGCGTCAGCTTCAATCCACTGACCTCCGGTCTTCAAGGAGTCCAGTCCGGCTTCAACGCCATGGGTGCCGTGGCATTCTCCGTGCTCAACCGCATGACCAATGCGGCCATTGATGCCGGGAAGAGTATCACCAATGCATTGACCGCTTCGGTCCGTGACGGTTTCGCCGAATACGAGACCCAGATGAACGCCGTGCAGACGATTCTGGCGAATACCCAGTCAAAAGGATCGACGATCGACGACGTCAATTCGGCACTCGACACGCTGAACACCTACGCCGACAAGACCATCTATAACTTCACGGAGATGACGAGGAACATCGGCACCTTTACGGCTGCCGGTGTTGATCTTCAGACATCGGTGGATTCGATCAAGGGTATCGCCAACCTTGCGGCTGTTTCCGGTTCGAGTTCCGCTCAGGCCTCTCAGGCCATGTATCAGCTGTCCCAGGCAATCGCCGCCGGAAAGGTCCAGCTTATGGACTGGAACTCGGTGGTCAACGCCGGTATGGGCGGCGAGGTCTTCCAGAATGCCCTGAAGCGCACTGCCGAGAACTTCGGCACCAACGTCGACGGTATGATCCAGAAGTACGGATCGTTCCGAGAATCGCTGACCGAGGGCGGATGGCTCACTACCGATGTCCTTACGGAGACGTTGAAGCAACTTTCCGGAGCGTATACCGAAGCAGATCTTGTTTCTCAGGGCTATACCGAGGAACAGGCCAAGCAGATCGTCCAGTTGGCCAATACGGCCGAAGGCGCCGCAACCGACGTCAAGACATTCTCTCAGTTGATCGATACGACAAAAGAAGCATTGGGGTCTGGTTGGACTAATACTTTCGAAATCATATTCGGCGACTTCGAAGAAGCCAAGGAACTATGGTCTAGTGTTGCCAATGTTATTTCCGATGTCGTCAATCGATCGTCAGAATCGAGAAACAACCTTCTTCAGGGATGGAAGGATCTCGGCGGAAGAACCGAACTGATTGAAGGCCTGTCCAACGTCTTTGAATCCCTCGGTAAGGTGTTATCGACCGTCGGTAATGCGTTTCGGAAGGTGTTTCCTCCGACAACGTCTCAGCAACTTATGGACATTACCAAGGCGTTCACTTCGTTTACGGAAAGCCTCGTTCCTTCCGAATCGACGCTAAACAAGATCGGCCGAGTTGCTGAGGGCGTCTTCTCCGTCTTTGATATCGGCGTGCAGGCCGTCAAGGCTGTCGGCGAGGCCATCTCCACGGCATTCGGATCCGACAGCATGGGCGGTTTGCTTGACAATCTGCTCGATATCGCCGCCGGATTCGGGGATTGGCTTGTCGGACTTGATAATTCGATCAAACAGTTTGGCGTATTCGAGGGTGCGGCCAAGGCGGTCGGTTCCGCCATCAACGGCGTGCTCGGGGTCTTCAGTTCCTTCACCGGTGGAATCTCGTCGATGGGATCTGCCATCGGATCGATCGCTTCGACAATTGGATCCACCATCGGATCGATCGCTTCGACAATTGGTAACACTCTTGGTGGAGCGTTCGAACGGGTCAAGAACGTCATCAGTGATGTCCTGACGTGGATCACCGACAACATCTCCGGTGGTGATATTTTCGCTGGCCTCGCCGGAGGTGGCATCTTCCTGGCCGCACAGAAGATCGGCGGGGCGTTCGATAAGATCAAGGAGGTCTTTGAGGACCTCTTCGGTAACGGGGCTGAAAAGCTCAAGAAGGGTGCTGGCGTATTCGATGAGATCCTAGGCGGTCTTCAAGAATCGTTGAACGCATTCACGGGAAGCGTCAAGGCTTTTACTCTTGTAGAGATCGCCGGATCCATCGCGCTGCTTGTTAACTCGATGGAGAAGATCGCTGCCCTCAATGGTGGTGAAGTCGTTGGCGGCGTTTCGGCCATCGGCGGCATGATGACCGAGCTTAACATCAGTCTTAAATCGATCACGAAGACGATAAAGGGCGTTAAGACCACCGATCTCATCAAGACCGGTGCGGCCCTCATAGAATTCGCGAAGGCTGTGGACATGTTGGCCGACGCCATGTCCACGATCGGTAATCTCAAGTGGGACGAGATCGCCAAGGGCCTCACCGGCATGGGCGGCGCCATGGCGGAGCTCGTCGCTGCCGCCAAGGGTCTGAGCTACGCCAAGGTCGATCTCAAGACGGCAGGCTCGCTTATCGCCATGGCCCAAGCGGTCAAAATGGTGGCAGATCCGCTCAAGAAGCTCGGTAACATGAGCTGGGATCAGGTCGGCAAGGGCCTATCTGCCATGGGCGGCGCCCTGACGGAGATGGGTACGGTCACTGGTCTTCTCGGCCGATTCGGCAAGCACAACATTTCCGCTGCTGTCAGCATGGTCATTACGGCCAAATCCCTTGGTGATATCGCAGATGCATTCGGGTCGTTCTCCAGCTATGACTGGGGCGAGATCGGACGTGGTCTTACCGCCATGGGCGGCGCTTTGGGCGAAGTCGGGCTCGTTACCGGCGCCTTGGGCAAGATTGCAGGATTCTCTGGAATTCTAGGTAGCGGTTCCATTTTCATTACAGTGCAGTCCCTTGGTGATATTGCCGAAGTATTCGGTGAATTCACTCAATACGACTGGGGTGAAATCGGACGTGGTCTGACGGCCATGGGCGGTGCTTTGACCGAGGTTGGTGTCGTATCCGGCGCTTTGGGTAAACTCGCTGGTTTGTCCGGAATCATCGGATCTGGCTCCATAGTTCTTACTGCTCAGGGTCTTGGGGATATCGCATCGGCGTTCGGATCGTTCACTCAATACGACTGGGATGAGATCGGACGCGGCCTTGCTGCCATGGGCGGTGCTCTCGGCGAGATTGGTGTCGTATCTGGTGCATTGGGTAAACTCGCGGGTTTGTCTGGATTGATCGGAGCCGGCACGATCAACCTCACCGTGCAAGGTCTTGACAAGATTGCCCAAGCGTTCAATTCGTTCTCTCAGTATAGCTGGGACGAGATCGGACGCGGCCTTGTTGCTATGGGCGGTGCCATGGGTGAGGTCGCCGCTATATCCGGAGCGACAGGTGCCCTGACCGGAATCGCCGGTCTGATGGGTGCCGGTACGATTACACTCGCTTCACAGGGCCTGATCGATCTGGCGACCGCATTCGGTAAGTTCGCCGAATTCAATTGGGATGAGATCGGCAGGGGTCTGACGGCCATGGGCGCCGCGATGGGCGAGACCGCGCTTGGCGGCCTGCTCAACACCTTCTCCGGATTCGGTGCCGGTGCCATCGAGCAGATGGCCGCTCCGCTCGGAACACTCGCTGATTCCATTAAGAAGTGGGAAGGCGTGGCCGTTCCGGACGATCTGGCCGATCAGCTCGGAAGGATCGCCGATGGCGTAGGCAAGTTCACGATGGCTGGATGGGGCAGCGATACCGTTGCCAACATCGCCCAGCCGATGAACGTCCTCGCTGATGCGGTGGCCAAGTGGTCGACGATCACGTTCCCGACCGATATCGCAACGCAGCTTGGCTCGTTGGCCAGTGGAGTCGAGGCGTTCACACTGGCCTTTGCTGGTGGATGGTCGCTCAATGCCGTGGTCGGTCCGCTTGGAACGCTCGCCGATTCCGTTAAGAAGTGGGACGGCGTTGAGGTTCCCGGTGGCATTCAAGGCAATCTCACCGCTCTTGCGAACGGCGTGAAGGCGTTCACGCTTGCATTCGCCGGCGGCTGGTCGATTGACGCCGTCATTGGCCCCTTGGGACAACTGCCAGGGGCCGTTAAGAAGTGGAACGACGTGGAGGTTCCTGGCGGCATTCAAGGCAATCTCACCGCTCTTGCGAACGGCGTGAAGGCGTTCACGCTGGCCTTCGTTGGTGGATGGTCGATAAATGCAGTCATTGGCCCTTTGGGACAACTGGCAGGGGAAGTCAAGAAATGGAACGGCGTTGAGGTTCCTGGAGGAATTCAAGGCAATCTTACCGCTCTCGCTAATGGCGTGAAGGCGTTTACTGGTATTGGATCCGGGATCGCGGAATCCATGTCAAATGCCGCTTCCGGGGTTCGATCCATTGCTACGGCGGCAACTAGTTTGTCGGCGGCGAACCTGTCTGGTGTATCGAAGCAGATTTCGACATTCGTGAGTTCGTTGAATAACACGCAGTCGATTACCAGCACATTACCGGCTGATATTTCGGCGTTCGCAACTCAGCTGAATTCCGCCATGGTCACGTTGGGTAATGTGGTGTCGACCAATGGATCGACCATATCCACTGGATTCACACAATTCAAGGCATCGGTTACCAATGGATTGTCCGGTGTTGGATCCATCGTCAGCCAGAACATGTCGAGTATGTCCACCGCCATCATCGGCGCCACCTCGACCATCAACGGCGGATTAGATTCAATCATCAGTGTCGTGCTGGCCTTCGCCGGAAGTATGGGGAACGCCCTTAACGAGTCGACGACATCGACGGCGGCCGGACTTCGGACCACGGTGGACAGGATCAATTCGTTCCAGTCGCAGTTCCGCACGGCCGGTCAACATCTAGCCGATGGTCTGCTGAACGGTATGCGATCGAATTCATCACAGTTCACCGGAGTGTTCTCATCGTCCGTCAATCAGGCAGTTAACGGCGTCAGAGCCTATTATAACGGATTCTATGACGCCGGACGATATCTCGTTGAGGGATTCGCTAACGGCATCAGGAATTACGCGAGCTCGGCGGCCACCGCAGCGGCCAATATGGCCAGTTCGGCCAAGACGGCTGCCGATCGCGCCTTGGATATCGGTTCCCCATCGAAGATCATGATGCAGGTTGGTCGATTCTTCACCGAAGGATTCTCGATCGGCATTACTGATCGAGAGGACATGGTCAGCGATTCTTCCGAGAAGGTCGCGCAGAAGGCAATATCCACGTTGAATGACATGCTGGCGACGTCATCGATCGACGATCTGTTCGACGCGAGTCCGACGATCACCCCGGTGCTTGACCTAAGTGTCATCAGCAAGCAGGCTGGATCGATCGATTCGATGTTGTCGAGATCCATCGCTCCATCAGAGGCCGAGCTCAGGGAAATCGATCGTCGATTCCGTCAAAATGAGAGTGGTTCTCGGACGGCGGAGAAGGATACGAGCGGTCCGAAGTCGGTCAACATCGAATACAACCAGACGTTGAATTCGCCGACCAGTCTCAGTCGTTATGATATTTACCGACAGACGTCGAACCAACTCAAACTCCTTCGTCAGGAATTGAAAATGTCACCTATAGGAAAGTAGTGGTCTCAATGTTCAGGTCCATGACAGTGATCAATGATCGAAACGAAAGTCTGACCATTTCGCTCGCCGACCCTCGGGAGAGCGGATATTTGATCTCCGGCATCGATGGTCTTGGGCCAACGAAAGCCACTCTGTGGCATTCCGAATCGGTCACCTCCGATGGTTCCGTCTTTAATGGAGCAAGAAAGGAATCGCGTGACATCACCATCACGCTTGCCTATCTATGGGATGCCAATCACAGCATCGAGGAGTTGCGTCATAGGATCTACCGATATTTTCCGGAGAAACGAGCCGTGACGCTCATCTTCGAGACCGATACCAGACGGGTGAAGACCGTCGGACATGTCGAGAACAACGATGTGGCCATATTCACGAGTCAGGAGGCGTCGGCAATCACGATCAGATGTGCGGATCCGTGGTTTGAAGACGCCTCCGAGGTCTCGGAGATCGTCACGCAGTTCTCGACAGTGGAGTCGCTGTTCGAATTCCCGTTCCCGATAGCCGGCGACACCTTTGAATTCGGCAATATCAGCATCGATCATTCGAAGATCGTCCAGTACGACGGTGAAGCCGAGGTCGGCGTCATCATCACTGTCGAACTCACCGGACCGGTTTCTAATCCCTCATTCTACAACGAGGATTGGGACGAGTCGATCCTGATCTACACCGATAAGGTTAAGAGCATCATCGGATCCGATCTCCAGTCGGGGGATCAGATCATCATATCGACCGTGTCCGGAGAAAAATACGCAAGAATCCGTAGGGAGGGCATCGATTACAACGTTCTCAACGCCATCGACAGGGCTGTGAGTTGGATTACACTGTATCCTGGAAACAATGTCATCACCTATATGGCCGAATCAGGTATCGATAACATGATGGTGTCCGTATCCAGTAAGATTCTTTACGCCGGAGTGTGATCATGGCGAAACGAATGGAATTTTTCGTACTGGACAAATCGTTTAAGGTCGTCGACATCGTCGATGAGTTCGAATCGGTTATTTGGACCGAGCGGTTCTCGGCTTATGGCGATTTCGAATTCTACGTTCGGGCGAGTATCGAGAATATCCAACGGTTCCCGAAAGGATATTATCTGTTCTATCCCGATTCCGTATCGACTATGGTGATCGATCAGGTGAAGATCACCAGCAATCTCGAAGATGGAGATCATCTTGTCGTGAGCGGTCGTTCCTTGGAGTCGCTTCTGTTGAGACGAGTCATTCCGAAGAAAGTCACGTACAAAGGCGATATTCAGATCGCGATTCAGACGATTCTGAACGAGAATGTTATCAAGCCAACGGAAGCACGACGGAAGATCGACAACTTCGTTTTTGAAAAGAACAACGATCTTCCTGACACTTCGTCGGAGACCGATGATGGATACGAATTCGATGGCGATACAGTATACGACGCCGTCAAGACGATTCTCGACTCCAAGAAATACGGATTCCGTCTTAGTTTGGTAACGGCCGACCGTTGGATCGATACGAAAATGACGTTTCGCATCATAAACGGAACTGATCATTCATATGAACAGGATAAGAATCCATATGTGATATTTTCATCGAATTACGGAAATCTGGTTTCGTCGGACACCACTATGGACTATCGCGAACTCTATAATGCCGCATACGTCGGCGGGTCCGAGACACGAAACGATGATGGTTCGACGAAACGTCTGGTCGCTTATGTTCCAAATGAGGACGGATCTATCGGATGGGATTATCACGAAACGTTCTATGGCGGACTATCGGTCCAGCAAAACGATGATGAGGGAAAACCGCTTCCGGATTCCACGGTACTTAACTCCCTCAAATCGGAAGGAAAGAAGGAACTCAAAAAGGTTGGTTCCGGTATCACCTTCGATGCAGAGGTATCATCAACTACTGGCATGGTCTACAACGAAGATTACACTATCGGTGATATTGTGCAATTCGAGAACGCCTATAACATGGCGTATCCGGCCAAGATCACCGAGTATATTCGTAACTGGGATACCAATGGATACAGCGAGTATCCGACATTGGAGACGATCGTCGATTCCTTGACATCGATCGATGATTCCTCCGGATTACCGATTCGAGATTCCACCGACAACACCTTGCATTCCTCGGTGAAGATAGACAATTAACCAGAAAGGAGTAAGCCATGGCCGTTACCTCAGGATTTTTCAATTCCTCGAACCATGATCGTGTGTACAACAATATTCAGATGGGGCAGCTTTTCGATGGCATCATCAACGATGGCGTGCTTCCGAATTTCCAGGACCATCTGGTCGTTAAGTCGGGAAGCGGCATGCAGGTCATTGTCGGATCCGGTCGAGCCTGGTTCAATCATACATGGACCTATAATTCCATCGATCTTCCGTTGACGATCGATTCTGCGTCGGCCACTCAGGACCGTATCGATGCCGTGGTGCTTCGGGTCGATACCTCATTGGCGGTCAGGGCCAATAGTATTCTCATCAAGAAGGGAACGCCAAGCGGAAGTCCACAACGTCCGACTATGACCAAGACGTCGAATATTTCCGAATATCCCTTGGCGTACGTTAAGGTCGCTCATGGTGCCACGAACATCACCTCCGCCGACATCACCAACGCCATCGGTACGAGTGCATGTCCTCTGGCGACACTGGTCGAGAACACCTTCGACGCCGATACCATCATCAGACAGTGGCAGGCGCAATTCGACGACACCATGGAGTCCAACAAAAAGCAATTCGACGACACCATGGAGTCCAACAAAAAGGAGTGGCGCGAGCTCATCGAGAGTGTCGTGACCGATCCGTCGGCCATCACGTCGATCCCCAACTCCGTCATCGACGACATGTTCGTTATTCACTAAGGAAGGAATCATCATGAGAATTTTGGACCAAAACGACAACGAGATCCAGCCGGAGGACGTGGACTATCGTCTCGGCAAGCTCTCCGATGACAAGATCTTCATTCAGCACCACGATGCCGTCGAAGCCGTTGAGGAGCAGGGCCATTACGAGACCCTTCAGGAGTATCCGAACGGCGGTAAGGACGTCGAGTGGAAGGTGGACGTTCCAGGCGTCGAAGCCAAGGAAGCCTGGGACGAATACGAGGATATTCAGCGCTACACCAAGTTCACCGCTGAGGAACTCAAGGCCAATGCCGAGCGTGAGGCGCAGGCATTGGAACAGCAGGAGATCCAGAAGGCCGTCATGGCCGCCGTGCCGATGCTGATTCAGCCGATGCTGACCAGCATGCCGGTCGAGGATCTGAAGGCCGTGTCGGCTCTGGTTCCGGAGTGGACTGTCGGTACCGAATACAAGACCGGCGATATTGTCCGGTATAAGGGCGTTCTGTACCGTTGCCTTCAGAACGACACCGCCCAGGAGATCTTCCCGCCGGATACCTACATCTCGGGATGGAAGTGCGTCGATGAGCCGGACGAGCATGGCATCCATCCATTCAGCCAGCCGCTTGGTGCTACGGACACCTACATGAAGGGTGACAAGGTGTCCTTCGAAGGCGCCTATTATCAGTCGAACATCGACTATAATGTCTGGTCGCCGACCGCCTATCCGCAAGGCTGGACCAAGTTGGATGGCACCGGCGAAAGCCCGGAACCCGGTGGCGATAATGACGAGTATCCGGCATTCGTCCAACCGACCGGCGCCCATGACGCATACAACATCGGCGACAAGGTGACGTATAACGGCCATCGCTACGAGTGCACGATGAACAACAACGCCTATTCGCCGGATGCCTATCCGCAGGGATGGAAACAGATCGACTAAGGAGATGACGTATGGCACGTCTTAATACCTACACCCGCACTTCGCAACCGTCTGATTCGGACGTGTTCGTCATCGATAGCACGACTGGTTCGGCGGGCACCAGGACGGTGCTTTGGTCCTCGATCAAAGCGCTGTTCGCCGCGGCCAAGCACAGTCACGCCGCTTCCGACATCACCAGTGGCACACTGGCAGTCGACCGACTTCCCACAATCCCGTTGTCCAAGGGAGGCACCGGAGCCACGTCGGCCGCGACGGCCCGTACGGCTCTAGGTGTCCAGAATCCTCCGACGGCGCCGGTTGTGCTTACCAATCAGAACCTGAACTCGTACAATACCGAAAAACAGTGCGGGTATTATTACGCCGGTGGCGGCAATACTGTATCGAACAAGCCATCCGGCGTCGAGTACTTCGGCATGTGGATGATGCATACGGCGTCGGACGTGTTCACCCAGATTCTGTACGATAATAGCAACAAGATCTGGACGAGGTCGTATTCTACTGCTAATTCCGCATGGAGTACGTGGACCGCTCTGGTCCGAACGACCGATACGATCGCCAAGGCCACCAGCGCGACGAACGCCACCAACGCGACCAACGCCACGAACGCCACCAAGGCGACGCAGGACTCCGCCGGTCAGACCATCAACACGACCTATGTGAAGTCCGTCACCGCATCCGGCCGCACGGTCACGGTGACCAAGGGTAACGGCACGACCTCGACGTTCACCACGCAGGATACGACCTATTCCGCGGCCACCCAGTCGACGGCTGGTTTGATGTCGGCTGCCGACAAGAAGAAGCTCGACGGTCTGTCCGGCGATTACGGTTCGGCCATCGGAACGGCCACGTCCTCGAAGGACGGCCTGATGTCCAAGACCGACAAGGCCAAGCTCGATAAATTCCCATTGGATGGTATGACCCGCATCAGCGAGGCCACCATTGACGGCATGTTCTAAGGAGATATTCATGGTAAGCTACCTTGATCAGGATGGGGTCCAGCATCTCGTAAATAAAATGCGGGACCGGATGTACCCGGTCGATTCGATCTATATTTCCACCAATTCCACCAGCCCGGCGTCGCTGTATGGCGGCAGTTGGGAACGTTACGGTAAGGGACGAACCCTGGTATCCGTCAATGAGTCCGATACGGACTTCACGGCCGGCAAAACCGGTGGAAGCAAGACACATGAAGTACGTGTCCGTTTAGGCAACATCTACGGCCTGGCAGGCGTATCATCGAAGAATAACCTGTCAGGAATTTCCGTCGATGGCGGCAAGACCTATAGCGGATTCACGAATTTCAATGGTAGGCAAACAGTCGAATCAGCCCGAGGAATGGATGGTTCGTTCGGTCCCATGCAGGTCGAATACTATGCGGCGATTGGCAATCTTCCGACCTTGGACCCATACGTATCTGTGTATATTTGGAGAAGAACCGCCTAGGCCGTTCGACGCCATACATACACAGCGACGTATGGTTCCATCGAGCTCGCAGAATCGGAATGTCCGACGATGGCGGCTCCCCAGTTTGAGTCGAATGAACCGCCATTGATATCACCAATATGTCGAACATCGCCCTTGAACGAGGGAATACTGACACGTCGCACGACGGTGTTCTGTCCGGAAAGTGAGACCTGTGCGCTAAGAGTGCCTGGATTATGATTATGTGTCTTGCTTCCACCGGTTTTGCCATTACTCCTCCGAGCGCTTCCGCAACGGGTTTCCATCCTTTTCCCGTTCTCGACGGGCGTCCGGAGGAGGGTTCTTTTATACGCATAAAGGATACATCGAAAGGAGTCCATCATGCCCATGCCTCAATACAACGGCCCCACCTACGGATACAACCCGTACCAGACCTATCTGCCACAGTCTCCGTGGCAGGGCCCGCAGCCGTACACGCAACCGCAGACGGCGCAGTTGCCCGTTCAGCAGGTCCAGACGCAGGCCAACCCACCTCTAGTCGGTCATATCGTCACGGCGAACGACCAGATCCCCGTCTCCGAGGTCCCTCAGAACGGCACTCCCGCATATTTCCCCATGCAGGATGGTTCGTCGATCCTCGCCAAGTCGTGGCAGCCGGATGGCACCATTGCCACGGTCCGTTATATTCCGGAGGTCCAGCAGTCCCAGCCTCAGGAACCCTCGCAGCAGGACGAGATCCTCAGGAGACTCGAATCCTTGGAGGGCAAGATTACGCAACTCAATATATAAGGAGGAACTATCATGTTCGCTTCGAATAACCTCAGCGCCGCCGACGTTGCGGCAGTCACCGGCGGGAACCGCAACAACGGTTTCGGCGACGGTGATGGCTGGTGGATCATTCTGCTGGCCCTGCTGTTCGGCTGGGGACGCAACGGCGCGTTCGGCGGAGGCTACGGCTCCGGTAATGGCAGCTGTTGCGCCCCTGCGACCTGTGCCGGGCTTCAGGCGGGCTTCAACAACCAGTCCGTCAACACCATGCTTAACGGCATCAACTCGGGTATCTGTTCCCTCGGATATGATGTGGCCAGCCAGATCAACGGCGTGAACACCAACATCATGCAGAATAGCTACAATACCGCGAACGCGATCACCCAGGCCCAGTTCGCCCAGCAGCAGTCCGCAGCCGCCCTTCAGGCGCAGCTGGCCGATTGCTGCTGCCAGAACCGCGAGGCCATTTCAGGCGTGAACTACAACATGGCGACCAGCACCAACGCGGTCACCACGGCGATCTGCAACGCGGCTCGCGATATCACCGAGAATCAAAATACCAACTACCGTCAGCTGCATGACGAACTGGTGGCCTACCGTATGGAGGATAAGGACAACACCATCGCGGAGCTGCGCTCCCAGGTGAACGCCCTTAACCTGTCGGCCTCCCAGTCCAACCAGAACGCATATCTGGTCGCCCAGCTGAAGACCCCGGCTCCGGTTCCGGCCTACACGGTGCCGAACCCGAACGGCTACTACGGTTGCCAGCAGAACTGCTATCAGTCCTGCGGCTGCTGAGCCACGGAAAGAAGGTATAACCGATGATTGTTCTGTCGAATTCCGCCGTGGAGGTTATCCCCGTCGGCGGGACTGTTACCTTCAACCTGACGGTGGTCCACACCGGATGCGACCGCAACGGCTGCGGCGGGTCCGAGTATCATCGCCAGGGGTCCGGAGCCGTTCGGTTGCGTGGCCGAGGGAACCGATGCGGCCAGGCGAGCATCTTCGATCTGAGCTTCAACGGCAACGTCACCAGCGGCACCGCGGGAACCGAGGTTCAGCTGGCGATGACCATCGACGGCACCCCGTTGGCCGAGACTGCGATGATCGAGACCATCGGCACCGCCAATTCGTACCAGAACCTCGCAGCCCGGACATATCTTAAGGTGTGCCCAGGCGAGGACGTCACACTGTCCGTGACCAACACCGGAACCGAACCGGTGACCATCGACGCGAACGCGGCATTCACCGCTCGCAGGATCGCATAAGGAGGCTGCCATGACGCATATGACTAAGGATCTCGACGGCATCTGCGACATGAAGGACTCCCTCATGCGCAAGGTCCGCGGGAAGATGGACGATCTCGACGTCGAACGCAGCACCATCCAGGACGTCCAGGGCATGGACATGATGATCAACATGATCCATCACCTGGCCGAAGCGGAGAAGTGTTGCTGGGAGGCCTGCTACTACAAGACCGTCGTCAAGGCCATGAAGGAAGGCGACGATCGAGAAGACCACGACGAGGACGAAGACGATGACGAGGAATGGATCGAGCATGACGACATGCCGAACCGCAATCGCACGTCGTCCGGTCGTTTTCGTCGCGGGAACACGGTGGGCCGCCGATATCCCGGCAACGAACGTCGCGACTGGGGCGGTGACATGGGCTCCGATGGCGGCACGATCCAGCATGGCGACATGACGACCATGACCCCGGACGAGCAGCTCAACCACCTCAAGATGGACGTCGAGACCATGTGGAGGGACGCCACTCCAGAGCAACGCAAGCGCATCAAGGAGAGTCTCACCAAGTGGTCGACCACGTTGACCGTTTGATGCGGAGGTGACTGAATCGATATGAACCCATGGGTCCAGACGATCGTCACCGTCGTATGCTCAGTGTTCGCTTCATCTGGACTCTGGGCGTTCGTCACCACGGTCATCAACAATCGCAAGAAGAAGGACGATTCGGAGGACGAACGCATCGAGGCCATCGAGAAGATGGTGCGAGGTCTTGCCCACGCCAAGATCGTGGAGGTCGGCAAGCATTATCTGGAGCAGAACCGTATCACTCTCGATGACCTCGATGAATTCAATCACTACCTCTATTACCCATACAGCGCCATGGGTGGAAACGGCTACGCCAAGAAGGTCGCCGAAGAGGTCAACAAGCTTCCGCTCGATATCGTTGAAACAAGAAAGGAGGAGAGATGACAGATCAGAATACCGAACCGACTCCTCCGGAGTCGACCGATGAGGTCTTCGATCCCGATTTCGTCCAGCAGGAGATCATCCCGCTGCTCATGTCGGACAAGACGTACGACATCATGAAGTGGATCGTGCAGTATATTCTTCCCGGTCTTGGCGTGCTGTACGCCATCATCGCCGGCGCAACCGGACTTCCGTACGCGGAGGTCGTGCTGGCGGTCGTGATGGCCGTGGACTGGTTCCTGGGTATCATCCTGGGCATCAGCACGAAGCAGTACAACAAGTATATCGCCAATAAGTGATATTTCCTTTCCATAAGGTTAAGAGGTCGTGATCATATCATGGCCTCTTAATTTTTGGCCTTCGCGCCCAAAACATGCCTTATAGTGAAGCAACCGAACAAAGGAGAACACTATGAAGTTCGAATCACAGCATCGGAACATCAACAAGGCGTTCGATGACAATATCGACGCGGCGTTGGCCAATATTTACGGAGCGGTCGATGACAATCACGCCCGCATGGCCGTCGATGACCTCAAGGTCTTGGTAGAAGCGAAGAAGATGTATAACGAAGATCGCAACGCCATGATCGCGAAGGTCGTCGGGGTCGGAGGGACGTTGGTTTGTCTGGGACTGATGTTCGCATTCGAGACCGACCACGTCATTACAACAAAGGCGCTGAGTTTCATTCCGAAGCCGAAGATCTGACGACAGACGTTCAAATACGAACGGAGATTCAGGATAAGGGTCCATGGAAACATGGGCTCTTATTTTCTCGCGTCCGAAACATGGACTATAGTGAAGGATAATTCATTATAGTAAGGAGTTACCATGAACGACAACGAAAACAAGATGAACAACGTCAAGCAGTTCATCAACGAGCACAAGACCGGTTTGATTATCGGCGCTTGCGGAATCGTCACACTTGCATTCGGTGCATATTGCTATCGTTCCGGCTATCGTTCCGGAAGGATTGATCAGTATAACACCGACGCAATAGGATGCGCAATGCAATTTAATGAAGCCTTGAAGACGCTCGATGATGAAACGAAAATGACTGTCGTCAATGCTTTCAACGCCGTTGCATCAAACACTTTAAGCAAGTAATGTCAATTACACCAACGATATAACCTCATGGAAACATGGGGTTATATTTTTCGAAAGGATTGTGTTATGAAAAAGAAATATGGAATTTTCAACTTCCTGTTGGACCTAGTCCTGACCGGTCTCACCGGAGGGTTGTGGCTTATCTGGATCTTGTTCCGTTTCCTTAGAAGAAACTCATGACTCCATGCGTGTATAGGATCGATTATGTCTTCGAACGATATTTTCCGCAATATTGGAGCGAACGGCTATGTTTCCGAATTGATGGATGGAACCATATGGTGGTCGGGACCAAATCCGGACTGCTGTGCTATTTCACCGTCAACCATTATTACGGCGGAACGGATGCAGACTTCGATTTCTTCGTACACACCGGACCGAAAAGAAAGAAGGCGATCATGAGCGATTATGTCCATATTTTCCTCATCGGTCCACAGGGATCGGGAAAGACCACACTTGCCAAGGAATTGGAGTGTCGTGGGTATGAACAGATCCTCGCATATACGACCAGGCCTCCACGGGACAACGAGATCGAAGGCGTCGACTATCATTTCGTCACCGACGCCGAATTCGAGGACGCGTTTCTTGATGGGGAACTGACCTGTGTGCGGACATATTCCACCGTCTTTGGCGTGTGGAGCTACGCATTCGCATGGGCGGATCTCTATCGTGCGGTGGATAGTGTCGCCGTCATCGATCCGGAATCATATTTGCGCATCTATGACCAGATCGAGAACGTCTTCGGTATATATCTTGACGTGCCCGATGATGTCCGGAAGGCGCGACTGCTCGTGCGTGGAGACGATCCCAAAGAGATCGATCGGCGCATGCAGGCCGATGCGATGGACTTCACATCGATCGACATGTGTTTCCGAGATGTCTGCAAGATGCGGATCGGCATGGTCCGACGACCGGACATCGAAGCCGATCGGATCGAAGGCCATGTCCGGGAGTTCCGCAGTCGGATATTTCGCGGCGAAAACATGGCATATGATGAAGAGTCAAACCTCTAGGAAAGGATAATATCATGAAAGAACAGTTCGAGAAGGCCAAGAAGTTCGTGGTCGATCACAAGTACGAGTTCACCGTTGGCGCGATCGTCGTCGGAGCCGTTACGGCTTTGGCGATCGTCAAGTGCATCGGCGAACCGGATGAACTGATCGATGTCACCGAACCGGAGGCCATCGAGGACTCTTCCGACGATGTGGATTCCACGTCTGTCGAGGAGTGACATTTTTCAATGCCGTAAAGGCGCTGCGGAAACGTGGCGCCTTTATTTTCTGAAAGGATTGCAATGAAAGCCAAGATCGGATCTTTTATCGTCATGACCTGGATCATATTCATAGCCGTTCAGGTGCTGTTCAGGAATCGTCGATATTTGAGAACGCTTCCGAAAAGCGAACGAAAAGAAGCGTTTCGTTCGATGCTCAAGGAATCATTTTCCAAAACATTCTACGGCGATATGACTTATGAAAACAAAAGGAGCAACCAATGAATCTTGAATCCGTCAAGGATTTCATCAAACACAACGCGGGTACGATTCTGACCGTCGTATCCTGTGCCGGTGTTGTAGGTACGGCCGCATGTGCTGCCCATGACGCCGTCAAGGCCCGCGACGTCATGCTGGAGATCGAGATGGAACATGATGATATGCCGAAGAGCGAAGTCGTCAAGCACGTCGTGCCGTGCTATATTTCCACGGTCCTCATGGCCGGGGCGACCATTGCATGTGTCATCGGCCATCATCAGATCTCGGCCGGAAAGATCGCCGCCTATGCATCGGCATACACCATGGCCACCAAGGCCGCATCGGAATACCGGACCAAGATCGTCGAGGAACTCGGCAAAGAAAAGGCGCAGGAAATCGATGATGAGATCTCCAAGGAACATATTTGCAAGAACCCTCCATCCGATCAGGATCTGATTCCGGGAATCGGTGATGTTCTGTGCTACGATCAGCTCATGGACCGATATTTCCATTCCGATCCGGAATCCATTCGCAAAGCCGTGAATGATCTCAACTACGAGCTTATCAACGGTCCCGGCCTGTGGGTCAGTCTCAATGAGTTCTATGACAAACTCGGTCTCGATCCTGCTCCGATCGGCGAGGAGCTCGGATGGACCATTGACGACCGACTCAATGTTTCGTTTTCATCGATGCTTTCTAATAACAATATCCCGTGTCTGGTCATGCGGTTCTCCACAAGTCCGGTGGCGGATACGACACGCAGGTACTGATTCGTGATGAAATCATGTCATATAATGAAGTGATTCATTAACGAAAGGAACTACAATGAAGGAATCATTTGGTGACGCTCTTGGTAATGCCATCGTCAAGAACCTTGCGAAGAACGCCGATGTCGATCCGAAGAAGATCGCCGTTGGTTTGGTGGTCACGGTAGCCGGAACGGCGCTGACCGTGGTGACCAAATCGGTGACTCAGAAGATCGTCGGAAACGCGATCCGCAAGGCGAATGACCGAAGGTTGGAGACCGAGAACGAAACCGAGGACATTCTCGAATTGGACGACGAATCGTCCGATGAAAACTGATAGACGTATAGGCTCATGGAAACATGGGCCTATATTTTTCAACCATAACAACCATATATTCCAGAAAGGAACCATATCATGATTAAGAAGACCGTCACCTACATCGACATCGATGGCGTCGAGCAGAGCAAGACCTTGCTTTTCCATCTCAGCAATAACGATATCGTCGATATGTTGAAGAACGGTAAGCTCCAGAAGCTATCGGATGACCTTTCCTCCGACGACGTGTCGGTGAAGACCACAGCTTTGGAGAACTTCGTCGACATGACGTACGGCTTCCGCTATGAGGAGGAAAAGATCGACAAGGAGACCGGAGAACGTCGCGTGGTGCCTCGATTCCGTCACGCCACGCCCGAGGAGATCGAAGAGTTCCACAAGAGCGAAGCCCATGGTGAACTCATGCTCTCGATGTACACCCAAGATGGAGTGGCCGATTCGTTCGTAACCACGCTGCTACAGAACGCCAAGGGCTGATCGCGATATTCTCATAAACTATAGTGAGGAGGGGATCCACATGAGATCCTCTCCTCATATTTTTCGAAAGGAGTTCCATATGGCGGAAGTAGGCAAGGAGACCTTCGACGTTTCGAGAGAAGCGTTGGGGATTGAACAGGACACGGGCGAGGCAAATACCGTCGCCAAAGTCGTAAAAGGCGAAGTCGTCCAAACGAAGAAAAACAAGGTCCAGAAGGTCGCTGAGACATTTTTCGGCGGCGATCTTCGAGACGTAGCATCATATGTCGTCAAAGATGTCATAATTCCGGCTGCCAAGGACATGCTCTATGACACCGTATCCCAGGGATTCAGTCGTTTGATTTTCGGTGAGATTCGTCCGAGAAACAACTCGGCAAATCGAGGATATACCAGCTATTCATCGATGAGTCGAGATCGTTCAACAGGAAGACGTGCGATCGAAGCCCGAAACCGTAACGACTTCGATGATATTACATTCCGGGATCGTCGTGACGCCGAGGCGGTCATGGACACGTTGCGGGACACCATCGATCAGTATGGTCTATGCAGCGTAGCGGATCTGCTCAAGGCATCCGGTATATCCCCAAGATATACCGATTACGACATTGGGTGGAGCGATCTGGCACGGGCGAGCATCGCACGATGCCGTGATGGCTATGTCCTCAATATGCCGAGAACCGAGAGCTTGCGATGAGCGCATCCGAAGAACGGCATATTCTGGAAGCGTGGCATTCCAATCCTTTGTGGAAGATGAAGGTCGATAAGATGAGTGACGAGCAGGTCATCGTAAAACTCGACCTTCTCCGCAGAGCCAGAGAATACAGGAGGACTCACCATGGCTGAGTTCAGCACCTTCGAAAAGACGGGTCTGTTTCCCATCGATAAAAAGCGATGTATTTCGGATAAGGATCAAAAATCGCTCCGTATCTGGAAGGATCGCGTCCGTCGATATTTTTCCAAGATCGATCAAGAGGCTCTCGACTATCGAGTAAACGATGACGATACCGGCGTCAAGGTGCTGGAAGACGATGGAACGATCTTCGAGATCACCATCGACAAAGGCACCAGTGTGGCCACGGCGCGTCTCTGTCCCAACGACGAACCGTGGTCGTTCGAATACTGAACAATATTCTCGGAGACGTTCCGGAGATCCCCGAGATCATATTTCAACGTAAAGGAATAAACATGAGCGTAAAGGAAACCATCGTACGTTTCGGCAACAAGGCGTTGCTGCAACTTGACAAGCATTCCCCGCAGATTCTCGTCGGCGTGGGCATCGTCGCAGGTGTGGCCGCCACGGGCTTCGCGGTATATTCCACGATGAAGCTGGATACCGTTATGGATCATCATCAGAACAAGATGGTGGATATTTCCAAGAAGGCCAAGGAGGCCGAAAGCGACGACGAGATCGTCTATGACAACAAGGCGCAGAAGCACGACAAGACGATGGTCTATGTCGAGACCGGAGCAGAGATCGCCCGTCTATATATGCCGACGATCCTGCTGACAGGCCTGAGCGTCGGATGCGTGCTGTCCGCACATCATATTCTGGATGGACGGTACATGGCGGCTGCCTCGGCGTTCACGGCCGTATCCAAGGAGTTCTCCGACTATCGAGGTCGTGTTCGTAAACAGCTCGGAGAGGACAAGGAGCGCGATATCTATCAGGGAATCGTCGAAGAGGAAATCACCGACGAAAAGACCGGAGAGACAAAGACCGTTCGCCATTACGACAAGGACACGATCGACCGTGACGGACTGTCCCGATATTTCGACGAATACTCAATCTATTGGGATAAGACCAATCCCGATCAGAATATCGCGCATATTCGCTCGGTTCTCCACCAAGCGAACGATCGGCTCTATGCCAACGGTCATCTGTTCCTTAATGATGTGTATCGCATGCTTGGAATTGATGATAGCAAGGAAGGTGCAATCCTGGGATGGATCGTCGATGATAAGCATCAGAACACCTATGTCGATTTCGGTGTGTTCGGCGTGAATAGCGACGATCCGTGGGATTATAGCAACGGTGAACCATGGGACGGCAAGCTTGGCATCCTGCTGACATTCAACGTGGATGGCATCATCTACGATAAGATTTAATCGATGACATTTTCGGGACGGTCGTCTTCATGATGGCCGTCCCGTTCGTTCAATCAAGGAGTATCCATGAATCTCAAGACCATTGGGTTTGTAGTGGGCGGATTCGCCGCTGGTGCCGCGACGGCGACCGCTGTATTCTACTTCGGTATATACAAGCGGTATATTCCACTGAAGGACCTCGAGCAAGAGATCGCCGATCTGGAACGTAAGAAGCATGAACTTAACCAGCAATTCAAAGACAACCATGAGAAGTTCGTCAACGTCAAGCGGTCAACCGACGAGGCCATTAGGCGCAAGGAGCAGGAGCTTGACTTCTACGACGATCAGATCATCGAGGTGAAGAAGGAATGGGAGGCCGTCAAGGCCGCCAAGACGTATGGCGATCCTAAAGTCACCGAACAAAAGGATATTTCCGATGAACGTGGTGATGAGCTCGACGATGACCCCGTGGGCATCGATGCCGAGGAACCGGATCGGGATAATTTCATCATCGATGACGGCGTTCCGCGATGGGATGGCCCCCTTACCGATGACGAACAGCGTCAGTATGACGAGGCGAACGGGGACGAGCGCATTGAGCAATCAATCATCATGACGATCAAGGCGCGTCGCTGGCATCAGTCCATTGATGATGACGAACCGAGCTATCAGATCTCCGAAGAGGATCACGAGAACGCCCCGTGGTTCATCGATACGGAGAATCTCGATTACTGGGAGGACGATGACGTGCTTGCCCGAGGAATGGAGATCGTTCAGGACCCGGATGCCATCATCAACACCATCGTGCTCAACAGGTTCGGAAGATTGTCGCAGAGTGGTGATCCTAACGTTGTGTGGTGCAGGAATGATATTCTGGAGACCGACTACGAGATCACCCGGCATGACGGATCGTACCAGCACGATGTGCTAGGTATTCCTGAAGAGGAGTCATACCGACCCAAAAAGAGGTTCAATTCCACTATAGCGGCCGAAATGGAGGAGGTCAATGACCGGTAATTCATCGCCATTTTTCAACGCATCATATATTCAATGGCTACGCCATCGTGTGAATTTCGACGAATACGTTGATCTCAGTATGTCTCTTGCAGCCATACCATTCCGTTCCAGTGTCATGATGGATCGGAATCGGATATCCGACGGCGAGTCGTTACGTGATGCATACACACGCCGAACCGGATATTCGTTGGTTGGCGGTATGCGAGGATGCTCGGTCCTTGAGTTCCTCGTCGCCTTGGCCGAACGGGTCAACGATGTTCTTGCCATCGTCCCGGTCGACGAGGCGTTCTCCATGTTCCTTGAAAACATGGATCTGACACGATGCTCGGATGACTGGTTTCTCGACCAGAGAGATCCGGAGTGTTATATTCAGGACCGATGCGACATCATGATGGATCGACAGTACCGACCTGACGGATCGGGTGGTGGACTCTTCATCGTTCATGATGACAAGGATATCCGCCCATCCGAATGGTGGTGGCAGATGCAGTATTGGCTCAACGAACAGCATATTCCCGACATGTAAAGGAGGCGAAGATGGATCAAGTGCAGGTGCGTGTCAAAAAGGCAACAAAGGGCCATGAATCCATATTCGCCGATCCGAAGATGCGAGGGTATCACGATCTGCTCATCAAGGGTGGATCGTTTTATGCGGTGTTCGATCCGGATAGTCATCTCTGGTCGCAGAACCTTCAACGCCTTGGTGAGCTGATTGACCGTGATATTCAGGAGTTCGCTGACTCGTATGAGTCTCCGGACGGTAATGAAGTGACCTGTATGCTTATGCAGAACACCTCCAACGGTTGCTGGAATAGGTATATTTCCGGACTGCGCAATCTGGCCGACAGTGATGCGGTGCTCAATCAGCGAATCATATTCGCCAATGACACTCCGAAGCGCGAGGACTATGCCACCGTGCAACTGGAATACGCGATATCCGAGGGAGACACCTCGGCATACGACCGGCTCATGAATACGCTATATGCCCCGTCCGAACGTGAAAAGCTCGAATGGGGCATCGGCGCCTTGGTCGACGGTAATGATATTCAACGCATCCAGAAGATGTTCGTCATCTACGGTGATCCAGGAACCGGAAAGTCGACGATTCTCAATATCATCGAGATGCTCTTCCCTGGATACATCGCATATTTCAATGCGGAGGAACTCGGCAAGGGATACCAATTCAGCACCGCGTCCTTCAAGAACTCTCCGCTCATCGGTATCCAGACCGATGGCGATCTGAGTCACATGTGGGACAACACCCTGCTTAATCAGATCGCTGCGCATGAGAAGATCGTGGTCAACGAAAAGGGTATCAAGCAGTACACCGTTCCGCTGAAGACGATGCTGTTCATGGCAACGAATAAGCCGGTGAAGATCACTGACGCCAAGTCGGGCATCACAAGGAGACTGATTGATATTTATCCGACCGGCAACACGTTGGAACCGGATGATTATTTCGACTGTATGAAGCAGATCGGATTCGAATTGGGTGCCATTGCCTATCATTGTCGTGAGGTCTACAGGAAGCTCGGGGTCAACCGATATTCCCAGTATCGTCCAACGGAGATGATCGCCAAGACGAATGATGTTTACACATTCGTTCAGGACAACATCGACCTCATGGACATCGATGAGCCAGTGCGTCTGACAGATCTGTGGCGTGCCTATAAGGAATGGTGTGAGGAAGCCCACATCACCGACGTCATGAAACGCTCCGAGTTCATGTTCGAACTGGCTTCATATTTCGAGAACATGGATCGTGGAGCAAGTAAGGCGGTTACCTATCATGGATTTCAGCGAGACAAATTCGAATCGAGAATCGTTGACTCTTCTGACCGACATGCTCGAACATCTGACGACCATGTCTCGTGGCTTCGACTTGCTAAAACGGACAGTCGATTCGACGAACTCTGTCATGATTGCCCTGCACAATATGCTAGAGACGACGAAAGCGGATCCCCGGTTGCCAAATGGGCCCAAGTCAGCACCACACTCAAAGACCTCGACACCAGTCGACTTCATTGGGTTAAGGTCCCGGAAAACCACATCGTCATCGACTTCGATATTCGAGGAGAGGATGGCGAGAAATCGCTTCAGGCCAATCTCGAGGCGGCCCGCAAGTTCCCTCCGACCTATGCCGAGGTGTCCAAGAGCGGACAGGGATTACACCTCCACTATATTTACGATGGAGATGTATCCCGACTCAAAAACCTTTACGACATCCATGTCGAGATCAAGGTCTTCCGAGGCAATTCGTCGCTACGGCGTCTGCTCTCACGGTGCAACGATCATGAGATCTCCCATATTTCAAGCGGCCTTCCATTGAAAGGAGAGAAGTCTATGATCAATCAGAAGGAACTCAAGGATGAACAGCATCTACGCAATGTCATCAAGAAGGCTCTGCGCAAGGAGTGTTGTCCTGGGACCAAGCCGAGCGTCGAGTTCATCAAGAAGCTCATGGACGAGATGTATGAGTCCGGTAAACCATACGACGTCACCGACATGCGTAATGAGATATTTGATTTCGCTTTGCGGTCGACGCATTGGTCGGATTATTGCATCGTTCTGGTGAACGAGATGAAATTCAAGTCCGATGATATTCCGAAGGGAAGTGATCCGAAGAACGCTGATATTCTCACCTTCTTTGACGTCGAGGTCTTCCCGAACCTCTTCATGGTCTGCTTTATGAAGAGCGATTCGGACGTCGTCAAGACATGGATCAATCCTCCGCGGCAGAACATTATGACACTGCTCGATGAGAATCTGGTGGGATTCAACAACCGCAAGTACGACAACCATATTCTCTGGGCATGGGGAGTCATGGGCTACAATAACGCCCAGTTGTATGATCTGTCGATGCGGATCGTCAGCGGAAACAAGAACGCCATGTTCGGTCAGGCCTATAACGCATCCTATACTGATATTTACGACTTCTCCGCCAAGAAGCAGTCGTTGAAGAAGTGGGAGATCGAATTGGGCATCGACCATCATGAGCTTGGAATGCCGTGGGACCAACCGGTTCCCGAGGACAAATGGGCATTGGTGCAATCATATTGCGAGGACGACGTCAGGGCCACCAAGGCCGTGTTCGAGCACCTCAAAGAGGATTTCACTGCACGCCAGATGCTGGCAATGCTCAGTGGCCTGACGGTCAACGACACCACCAACACCCATACCGCACAAATCATATTCGGGAACAACAAGCATCCGCAGTCGGAGTTCAACTTCCCCGAACTGTCCGAGATGTTCCCGGGATATGCTTTTGATCGATATGCACTCAAGGATAAGAAGTCCCAGTACATGGGCGAATATCCGGGAGAAGGCGGTTATGTATTCGTCTACGGTATGGACAACGGATACGGCGATTACAGTTATATGGAGATGAAGCATCCATGGGACACAAACTGATATTTGAACAGGACTGGAAGCCTTGGCCTAAAGATCCTAGAATATTGGTATCCGATGAAGGCGATGTTCTTAGCTATCGCAATGGGTCTTGGAAAAGATTAAAGCAAACCGATAGTGGAAGATATTTGACGGTTGGCATCAACAATCCGACAGGAAAATCATACTTGGTTCATCGATTGGTCGCCGAGACATGGATTCCTAAAGAATCGGAAGATCTTGAAGTCAATCACATCAATGGCAACCGTTACGATAACCGAGTTGAGAATCTTGAATGGATCACCCATCAAGAAAACATCGACCATTCAAGAAAAACCGGCCTCGTTCCAAAAAACTGTTCCACAAGAGTCCGAATTGTCGAAACCGGCGAGGTTTTTGATAGTGAAGCCGAATGTGCCAGAGCCATTGGTGGGCATTACAAAAATATTAGCAGCTGTCTTCACGGATGGCAAAAGACACATCTTGGATACCATTTCGAAAGGGGATGAATGAAAATGCCGGTAGCGACAATAGACAAGATCAAAGTCGTTCCGAGAAGCAGCTGGTATCACTACGCGCATATTTATCATACTGGTTCTCGCCTTGTTCATCCATGGGAGGTAAAAAACAATGGGTAAGGTTTCGAGCTCCGAATCACCGGTTCGGTTCGTCAATGAAAACAAATACAAGCATCCATCACACATCAGCGGAAGTTATCTATCACGATTGTTCCTTCACGGATATTTGATGGCACTTGGTATCGTCAGCACAAAACCAGATCCGAAGAAACGAGCTTTCTATGCTGAAGGGCTCGATGAAATCGATCTCATGAAACTTGTCGACGCCTATAACCATCATCTTGAAGGCAATGATGAACCGCTAATGATATTTGGAAAGGAGCATGCACAATGGGAGACGCATGGCCCATCTTCGGATCGTGTATAGGGCTAATCATCGCGATTGTGATTCTCGTCTTATTTGTTCATGGGAGCGACGATAGATGGTAGAGAAAGAGGAACATCTCGGAGGCATGTTCGGCAATGTCGGACTGCTTGACGTCTCATCCATGCATCCTAGTTCGATTGTTGCTATGAATCTCTTCGGTCCATATACTGAACGGTTCGACGCAATCCGACAGGCCCGTATCGCCATTAAGCATAAAGACTTCGATCGATGCCTTGATATTTTCAGGAAGTTTGTTCCCGAGGAACGTATCAAAGATCTCGAACCCGTGCTCAAGGGTGAGGATTCCAAGGCGCTGGCTCAGGCACTGAAGATTGCCATCAATGCAGTCTATGGCCTGACCAGCGCCTCATTCCCCACCCGGTTCAACGATGCTGCCAATCCGAACAACCGCAATCTCGACAACAAAGTCGCCAAACGAGGCGCCTTGTTCATGATTGCGCTCAAGCACAAGGTACAGGAACTCGGATACACCGTGGTCCACATCAAAACCGATTCGATCAAGATCGCCGATGTGGACCGCGATATCATCGACTTCGTTACCGCCATGGGTAAACAATACGGATACAACTTCGAATTGGAGTCCATTTATGACAAGATGTGCATCGTCAATAAGTCCACCTACATCGCTCATTCAGCCTACGGCGAGCACTGTGGTGAGTGGACCGCTACCGGGTTGCAGTTCCAAGTTCCTTATGTCTTTAAGACCCTGTTTACCAAAGAGCCCGTCGGTCTTGAGGATTTCCGAGAGACTAAATCGGCTCAGTCCAATATTTTCCTTGATTTCGATGAGGGACTTGGACTGGATGAGCATCATTACAGCTTTGTTGGTAAAGTATCGGCCTTTTCCCCAGTCAAATCAGGATGTGGAGGAGGCCTACTGGTACGTGAGAACAGCCGAGGCGGTTACGATGCGGTATCTGGAACAAAAGGGTATCGCTGGAAGGAATACTCGGTCATCCGAGACAATGGTCTTTCTTCAGAGATTGACCGATCGTATTACGAGCGATTGGCCGATGACGCGATCGATACCATCGAACAATACGGATCGTACGAATGGCTGATCGACGAGAGTAGTCCATATTCCTCACCGAATCCGGCATCGAATGATCTCATGAAGGAGCTGGCTACATGACCTGGCCCGAGGCGATCATCGTTATATTTCTGGCCGCTCTCATGCTGGTCATCAGCTGGTTCTGCGATCATCATCATTTCTAAACACTATAAAGGAGTTCATCCATGAGTATCAACTTTATTTTCGGACTGATTCTAGCCATGGTCATCGGAACGATCATCAGTTATCTGGCGACCCAAGGAGCTGACTTTTTAATCCGTTATATTCGCAAAAGGAATCACTGTGAAAAGAACACCTATCTCAAGGATTGGCGTATCGTTGACTTTGATCCAGATATTCCTGCGGTTCAGATCAACGCCGAGGAGTTAACTGATGATGAAGTGATTCTCGATGCGCAGGAATTCTGTAAGGATGATGATCGAATCGTCTTCATCATGGTCAAAACCGCTGATAAGATGAATTTGGTGACCAAGAACGGTGCGTCTGACGCCACTGATATTTACAAAAAGTTCCACAAGGAGGAGAACAATGAGCCGGAAGATGAAGACGTTGATCGGAATGACGATCGCGACGACAATGATTCTTCTGATGAAGATCGTCAGTAGCATCACCTGGATCCAAAATCATGT